TTTGACATTGAGTTTTATGCTGCTACAAAAGAGCACAGTAGAATTATTTACGATATTATGTCTAAAATTAGAATAGATAATGACATTTGGTTTGACTCAGCGTTTAGTGGTAAAACAATTGAATGGAATCTTGATTACTTAGATTAATTGGCAATGGGTAAGATTCATAAAATATATTACTATAAAGAGTACCCTAATAGACCAAATGGTTATGTAGGCGGTACTACTAATTTAGATCAAAGACACTACCATCATAATTGGTCTAACGGTAACATACTGTCTTACC